CGCGTCTGACTGGCCTGTGAATCTCGCGACCTCGTCGCAGAGGTCAGGCAGCCACGCAGCGCCCTCGCGCACCAGCACGCGGCCTGCGTTCCACGCTGCTGCCAGCGGTGTGGCGCGGCTGTACTTGTCGCCCACCGCGGTCTTGACCTCGACCTGCAAGCCCACGCCTCGAGGAGGTGGCAGCGCGAGGAAGTCAAGCGCGCCGCGGTCAGCGCCGCCCGCGTAAATGCGCGACGCGGTGTGAGGCCAGCGCAGCCTCAGCGCCGCGAGCTGCTGCGCGAAATCGCTCGCACGCATCTGCGCGCGCAGCACGTCGAGCACGTAGTACCGCGCGTCCGCGCCGCTGCCCGCCTTGCCCATCACGACGGCCACCGACCAGTCCGCGGAGGTCTTCGCGCTGTACGCGAGGTCGAGGCCGATGCCGCGCGTCAGCTCGCCAGGCGGCGTCGTGTACGTCGTCGGCGTCGCAGAGAACACCGCGCCTCCGCGCGCTCGAGGCTGGCCCATGTACAGCGCTGCCCACTCGTACGGCCCGACCTCGCGCTCACGCTGGCGCAAGAACTCGCGCGGGCGCTGCGACGGCCACAGCGACTCGTCCTCGGCGGTGATCGCCGGGAGATTCACGACCTCCCAGCCGTCAGCTTCGAGCCTGCCGATGAGGTCGTCGGGATGCCAGCGTGTATGCACAACGATGCACGAGCCCGTGGGCGCGATGCGCGTGAGTGCCGTCGAGCGCAGCCAGTCGGAAATCTTCTCGCGCTCGCGCCGCGACTCAGCCTCTTCGCGATTTTTGTGCGGGTCATCGACCACGACGACCTGCGCGGCATAGCCGGTGAGCGGCCCGCCGATGCCCGTCGCGAGCAGACCACCACCCTCGACCAGACGCCAGCGTCCAGCCGCGCTCGTGTCGTCGCGCAGTGACAGCCCGGCCTCGCGTGCGAGGTCGCGAATCTCTTTGCTGCGGTCGTGCGCGAAGTCGGCCGAATACGACGCGTACACCACTGGCCACGTCGGATGACGCGACAGCATCTGCACGATTCCATGCTGGATCAGCGTGGTCTTGCCGAACTGCGCCGGGACGCTCACGCACGCACGCACCGTCTCGCCACGCATCGCGCGCTCGAAGAGAGCGGCCACCGGCGCGAGGTGCTGCGGCGGCTCCCATCGCGGAGACAGCGCGTGCACGTAATCCACGAGGCTCAGCCTGCGCCGCGGGTCTTCGCGTGACGGCGACTTCTCCGCGCGCAGTCGCTCAAGCTCCTGCGCCGCTGCCGCTCGCAGCCGCGTCGACACCTGCGCCTGCCGCCGACCGCGTATCAGCTCGCGCACCGTCATCAATGCGCCTCGTCTGCGGCCTCGTCGTCGTCGGCCCTGTCATCGCCAGCAAGCCGCGCGAGCAGCACCGCGTACCACTCAGACGGCAAGCACTCGCGAGCAGCCGTCAGCACGTCGTTTGCCGCGGCCTCCTGCGCGCGGATGACGAGCTGCTGCGAGGGCGCGTACGTCTCAGGCATCGTGCGCTCAAGCAGCCATGCGCGAGCTTTCCAGTCGCTTTCCTCGCCAGCCTGCGTGGGCTTGGCTTGCAGCCGTATCTGGTCGAGCATGGACTGCTCGAATGCCGAGCGCGCGCGTGCGACAGCGCCGAAGAAATCCGCGTATGGCTCGCGTCCTGCGTCAGCCTGCGAGCGCCACTTCTCGATGCATCGCGGCGACACGCCCTCGGCTTCGAGCGCTGCCGGTAGACGCAGCCCGTTCTCGACTCGCGCGCATACCCGCTGCGTGAACGCTGGCGTGATGTGCGACGGCCTGCCGAGCGGCGCGCTCAGCTGCCGAGGCTCCTCGCCCTTCCGCTGCCGCTTGCTCATGCCATCACCATCGCAGGAATCCCGCGCATTGTAAGGGACGCACGCAATACAGGGTCGGCGCAAGCCGATTGCGCGGCAACGATAGGCGCGCATTGACGCATCATTCGCCCCTCTTGCGCGGCTTCGGTGGACGCCTGCCAGACGCAAGGTGCTCGGCCATCCACGTTTGCAGCTCGGCCTTCACCGCGACGACGCCCGCAAAGGTCTTGTAAACCGGCAGCGACTTCTCGTCTGACAGATACCGCACGGTGCGCTCGCTACAGCCGCACGTCGTCGCAATCTCTTTCCAGCCTTGCAGATCCCACGGTGTTGCCCTGCTCGCAGCCATAGCCGTCAACCTCCCGTCGTGCGGGACCAGCCCGCGCGCGCTCATTGCCCGATATAGCTCTAGCAGCCCCTCGCGTCGCATCGTGATCACGTGCCCGACTGGCACCTCGACGCCGAACGCCTGCGACGCGTACGCCGCGATATCGCTGGCAAGCGGCTCCTCGTACGGGTCAACGTCCTCCTCGCCCTTGCGCGGCCTGCCACGCACCGCGATGCGCGTCTTAGGCTTCTGCTGCCGCACGCCCTCCCCGAAGCGCGGCTGCGGATGCTGCATCGGTAGTCGGCTGCCCATGACGCCGAGCACCGACCACACGACGACCGCCCGCGCCTGCGCTGCCGACAGCCGCTCCTCGACCGGGTACGTGCGCAGCGTCCAGCCGTCCGCGAGGCACAGCGCCCACAGCCGCGACACGGGCGCGATGCGCTCGACAGCCCGCTGCGCGGCGTCCCCTTGCGATGCCCCGCTGCCGCCCCAAGACTGCGCCTCAAACCGCGACGGGTCGCTGGTCGACCGCAAGGGCGCACCGTCGATGCGCGCGGCGTCTAGCGCCCGTAGCGCGCCGAGAACGCCACCAAACGGCGGGCGGCTGCTCTCGCCGCGGTTCTCGCGCGCGATGATGGCGAGCGCGACCTTGGTGGCCTCGTGCTGCCGCTTGGCCCGCTCGCGCAGCATGGCCGGCGTCACCGTCTCGACGGGCGCAGCGTCGCGGTACGGCTGCGCATCGAGCGCGTCGACCAGCGCGACCTCGCTGACGTGGTCCTCGAGCAGCTGGCGCACGTCGACGCTAAGTCCGGACCTCTTCATGTCGCGTCGCCCTCGACTCTGGACGTTTGCGCGCGAGGTCTGGACGTTACGCGCGCAGCTCTGGACCTTTGCGGCTTCGCGACGATGACGCGCTCGAGTTCCACGACGCGCACCTCCACGCGGGGACGTTCGCGGTCGACGTGCGTCGCGACGAGCAGCGTCGTGATCTGCGAATCGTCCAGATAGAGCACGCCGTTGAGCGCGTCGAGCACCGTCTTCGCGATGTTGTCGAGATCGCGTCGCCGCTCGTCAGGCAGGTACGCCTCGACGTCGACACGGTAGCGCGCGTGCTTGCTCGGCAACCACGGCCCGCGTGGTCGCGCGGCGAGCGCGTGATAGCGCACGAGCTGCTGATACTGGCGCTGCTTTGCGGGCGTGAAGCGACGCGCGCCCACCGACGCCGCGCGCTGCCACGGAACGACCGGCCCCGGCACCGTGAACGACACGTCGAGATTACACGCCATCGAAGAGCCCCAGCTGTCTTGATGCCATGTCAGTCACTGTTGGCGCAACCGGCGCAGGCTGCGGCGCTATCGGCGCAACGGGGCGCGGCTTGCGCTTCGTGGGCTTCGCTGGCGTCTTGAGCGCGTGCGCCACCCGTCGCCGGATGATCTCGACGTACTCAGCCTCGCGCTCGATGCCGATCGCGTCCACGCCCTCTTCGATGCACGCGAGCAACGTGGTGCCGCTACCGCAGAACGGGTCGAGCACGACGCCACCGGGCGGCGTTATCAGCCGCACCAGCCAGCGCATCAGCGCGATGCTCTTCACCGTGGGATGGCTGTTCGTGCGAGCCGCCGCGCCACGGTTGCGCGGGTTATCGCCGCCCGGTGCGCCAGCGACGCGGCCCTCGTCGCGCTGCTGCGGTTCAAGCTCGGCACAGCCAGCGTCGCGCTCGGAGCGCGAGGGCTTCGCGACATAGAAGAAGCGGGACGCGCCGCCGCCGGGATCTGCGGGCCAAGTGCCGATAGCTGCAGCGCTCTTTTCGTCGTCAAACATTCCGAAGCCTTTGCCGCCGCGTTGACCTACACGCCCGGTCTTCGGCCTCGCGATGTCAGTCTGCTCATCCAGCATCGCCGCAGCCTCTTCGTCAAGCGTTACGTTCGCGGGCCAGCGACCTAGCGATGTGGTCTTCTCAAAGCGGTCGAGGGCACGCTCCTTCATCTTCTCTTCGTTGGCCTTGTGGGGGCGTTGCCATCCTTCGTGCAGTTTTGCGTCTGACTTTAAGAAACGAGACGGATTGCCCATATCCTCACCATCCGTCCCGATTCTGCACCCATCCACGTTGATCGCGCCCGTGCCATGCTTGATCACGTTCGACGCGATGGTGCCGTCGAGAGGCTTGCGCATCAGCCACCAGTCCTCAGCGGCGGGCTTGAGCGCGGTGCCCCAGCCTTGCCATTGGCGAGCGGCTTCGGTGGCTGGAGCGGTGATGGGCACTTCCTTGGGGGGCACTCCTCGCGAGTCGGTATTGGAGGCGTATGTTCCGCCCTTTTCTTCCGTTGTCTGGGCCGCGTTGCCCGTCAGCGTGCGAGTCCCGACTACTTTGCGCTCCGCTCCAGCAGCCTTGTCGATGGCTTTGCTCACGTCGAGGCTCTTCGGGAAGCCCGACCCGTACAGATGAACGACCTTGTCGCGAGGCTGCCAGCCCGCGTCCTCCCACGCCCAGCCCGTCCAGTGTGACGTGCGCGGCAACGCCCACACCAGCGCGTGACCTCCCGGCTTGATGACGCGCAAACACTCGCGCGCAATCTCTGCCATCCACGCGACCCACTCGGTGCGACCGCCCTTGTCTCGGTCCCAATCTTTGTTCATGAACGCGATTCCCGCAGGAGGGTCGGTGACGATCGCGTCCACGCTGCACGCGTCCATCGCGCGTAACGCCTCGAGGCAATCGGCGTGGATGATGCGCGGCGCTTTCATCGCGACCTCCCTCGCAGCTCGCGCTCAGCGTCCTGCGCCTCGTAGTCGGCCCGACGCTGCGCTGCTGCGCGCTCGTACTCCGCGCGCGACTCCGCGGCCTCCTCGCTCGTGCGCCCCCAGTGCGCGCGTTGCCGCGGTGTCCACGTGCGCTCCGAGGTCGCCAGCGATGGATTGCGCTCTATCTGGCAGCGGCCGCACGCGCCTGCGACGAATCCGGGGTGCCGCTTGCACTGCGGCGGTAGCTGACCGGGCATCAGTTTGACGTCCTGTCGGGCCTGATAGACAGCTCGACGGTGATCCGCTCGAGCCGCATCGGGCACCAGCGCGGCGGCGTCGTCGGCGGCTCCGTCGCAAGGTCTAGCGACGCGACGACGATGCGGTCGTCCGACACGGTGCACGCGTGCTCGATCGTCATTGAGTCGACGCCGCGGATATCGGTGCCGAGAAATGGGCACGTCGCGCACCCTTCAAAGATAATCAGCTGCATTTGCGTTGCTCCGCGCGCGCTGGCGCTCGACACCGACGATCTGATTCCCGCTGCTGTTTGAGCCGCGCTTGATGCGCGCACGCCTCGCCGCAGTATTGCAGACGCCGCACGCTGGCGTCGTACGTAAATCGCCGCCGACACGTGGCGCACTGGAGCCGCGCTGGCCCGCGTCCCTTGCGCTGGCGATGCTGCGACGCCGTGATCGACGCTCGCCGCGCGCGATACGCGCACGCAGGCCCGCAGTAGTCGCAGCGGCGCATCGCGACCGGCCGCGTGAACTGCGTGCCGCAACCGACGCACCGACGCGGCAGCTCCTCGCGATACGGCCCCGGCCAGCACGTCGCCGTCCGCGCTGGTAGCGCCGTCCTCGACTGCGGTCGCAATCCCACGGTGCGCCGTTCGCGCGCGATGCGGTCGTGATCGACGCACGCCTCCGCGCTCGCAGGCCAGTGGCGCATGACGCCGCAGCACGCGCAGCGCTCGAGCTCGACGCCCGTTGCGTCGCGTCCTGCCGGCGTCCAGTCGTGCAGCTGCGCCGTCATCGCGCACGCCTCTCGCGCGACGCCGCAGTACGCCTCTCGCGCTGCTTCGCCCAGCGTTCCATCTGCGACGTGCGCGCCGCCTCCCACGCGCACAACGGGCCGCAGAACTCGCAGCGCGTCATCGTCACCGGCCTGCGATACGTCGCCGCGCAGCGCCGACACTCGCGCGACGCCTCGCCCTCGCGATACGGCCCTGCCCAGACGCCCGACGACGGCTGCGGCCTCTTGCGCGCGTACGCCTTGCGCTTGCTGCTGCGCTGAATGCCCGCGCGTCGCGCCGACGTGCACGCATCCTCCGCGAGCGGCCAGTGCGCCATGACGCCGCAATACCGGCAGCGAGAGCGCGGCTCACCGAGGTCGCTGCGGCCCTCGTCGTGCCAGTCGTGCCCGCTCACGACCGCTGCCTCCGCTGCTGCGCGCTATTGGCTGCGCGGAGATTCTCGACGCTGCACACGCGGCAGCACGTCTGGAGACGCGGCCACCGACGAGGACGCCGGAACGACCGCTGACAGGCGCGACACGTCCGCGGCTGCTCCGCGGCGTACGGCCCATCCCACTGGCCCGCGTGCAGAGGCTGCGTCTCGTCCAGCGCGGGGGGCGTGATCTGCGTCCGCACGCACGTCGCGTGAGCCGCGGGCCAGTGGCGCAGCACCGCGCAGCGCGAGCACCGTACGCGCTCGGCACCGTCAGGCAGCTTGCCATCGGGATACCACTGGTGCGGCAGCACGTAGCCCGGCAGCGCATCGTCATCGTCGTCGTCGATCACGACCGCGCCTCCTGCCGCGCACGATACGCCGCAGCGTCGGCGCGATTGCGGTCGAGCATATTATCGCGCGCGCACATGGGGCCGCAGAACGACATGACGCGAAACCTCTTCGGGTGCCGGAACTTGCTGCCGCAGCGCTTGCACGTCGACCAGCGGTTCTTTGCGTACGGCCCGTCCCAGTGCACCGACGCGCCGTTGCCTTGCACGACCGGCTGCGGAGCCGATGTCGTCGCGTGAACGCGGTAGCGCGCGTTGCACAAATACGGGCACGCGTCGCGAGCGCCCGCCCAGTGGCCTAGCATCCCGCAGCGCGCGCATCGCAGACGCGGCTCGCCGTCCTCGCGATAGCCGTCAGCAACGAAGCAATGCGCCGTCATCGCGGGCTTTCGTGGATGCGCGCCCGCATCATCGCAGCAGCCAGCCGCGAGCGAATCTCGCGGACGTGGACGCCGCAACGGTACGCAGCCTCAACGTATAGGTGCTCGTCCAGCGCGCATCCGAGGGATATCTCGCGCGTCAAGACCAGCAGCGCCGTCGTCTGGATGGCGGCGTGGAGCTGGCCGTGGACTTCGTCGTCGTGGCACTCGACCACGTCCAGCCACGCCTGCTCGAGAGCAGAGCCAGCAGGGTCGAGCCTACGTGCAGCATCATCACTCATTGCGTCCTCCCCACCGACGACGGAGCTGCACCAGCACCGGCACCGGCACCTTCTACTCTCCGACCCCGTCGCCGCCCGTCCCCCTCGCCAGCGCCGCCCGCCTCCCCACCAACCGGGTGCGAGGGAGCCGAGCAAGACCCCCCTACCCCCCATCGACTTTGTGGTGAGATCACCACTTCGTCGGAGTCCAGTCGTCGGCGCATGGGGCGCTTCGTTTCTGGCCGGGGGGAGGTGTCTTGCTCAGCGCCTTGCACCCGTCGCCGGTCTGCTCGGTCGCCTTCGCGAAGTGGTGGAGCCCCTACGTCCACCCAGTCAACTCGCGGCTGACTGCCCGCGCCGGTCATACGATACGCCACGCCCGCTGTCAAAAACTTTTTCATGGCTGGTTGAACTCCGGTCCGTTGCCACGCACCCAGCCATTCGCCTCAAGCGCGCTGCACAGCTTTTTAGCTTGTTCAAAGGTGATGTACGTCGTGTCGTATCCGCGCTTCGCCAGTTCACGAGCCTGAGGAGGCGTACACATTCCCTTCCTGTATCTTGCGATTTGCGCGCCGATCACCTGATGCGCTTGCCGCTTCGATAGGTCCGGTGAGCCGATGCCCCACTTCGTCAAAAGCGCGCGCTGCTCGTCAGTCATTCGCACGCCGCCGTCATATTTGGGAATCGGAAGCGCACCGCCGAACTTGCTCGCAAACGGATCGACTTGTCGACTTGCGTATCGCGGCTCGGCGTAAACCTTTGCGTTGCGCCTGCGCGCCTCGTCCTCCTTGCGCCGCCGTTCCAGTTCCTGCGCCGCGCGTTCGGCTTCCTTGCTTTCGCGCTCGGCCTGCGCGTAGGCGCGTTCAAGCGACATTCCTTGATCAGACAGCTCCTGCATCCGCTCCTGCCACCGCTCAGGCAGCGGGTTCTCGCCCATCAACACCTCGACCGGGCTGCACAGCTTGTGCGTCGTGCCGACCATGCCGACGAAGTCGATCACGAGCAGGTTCTCTTTGCCCTCGTGCTTGCGTGTGCCGCGGCCGATGCACTGGGTCATCAACGCACGCGACTTCGTTGGACGTGCAAGCGCCACGCAGCTGGTGTGCGGTGAGTCGAAACCCTCCGTCAAAACCGCGCAATTTACAAGGAATTGCACTTCGCCTGCTTCATATTCGTCCAGAATCCGCTGACGCAATTCGCTGCCCGTTTCGCCATGCACAACCGCAGCTTTTGCCTTCGTGTATGCGGCCAGCACGTCAACCAGCGCCTTCGCGGTCGCGACCGTAGGCGTGAAAACAATCGTCGGACGCTTCCCGGCTTCGCGCACAAGCGGCCCAGCCATTTCGTGCAACACGCGGTCGTTGTTCATCGCTTGCTCAAGGTCGGCGGCAGTTAGGTCGCCGTTGCGCGAGCGGACGCGCGTAATGTCGAGGTGTTCGACGGCGATCTGCTGCGCGATGATGCTCGTCAGATGCCCGCGCTGGATGCCCTCGTAAATGTCCATCCGATACGCGCAGCTATCGAACAGTTCTCCAAGTCCGACCTTGTCGAGACGGTCAGGCGTCGCCGTGACCCCCAGAACTTGCGATGCGTGGAAATGATCGAGGATTTTGCGGTAGGTCGCGCTTGTTGCGTGGTGCGCTTCGTCCACGACAATCGACGTAAAATCCCACGGGTTGAAGCGTTGCAAGCGTTTCGTCATCGACAGCGTCTGCACGCTCGCGACGACGAACGGCTGCGGCATCAGCGACGACGTAGTCTGTCCCGCCATCTCAACGCCAACCTGCGCATCAGGGATCTGCCTCTTCAATCGCGCAACGGCTTGATTCACAAGCTCCTCGCGATGCGCGAGGACAAGCACACGTCCGCCGTGAAGTGCCTGTCTACGCTTCGCCCACTCGCAGAAGATGGTCGTCTTTCCGAGGCCGGTGGCGAGCACGATCAACGTGGACCGCAGCCCCTTCTCGCCGTGTTCGCGCTCGATAGCGGAGACGGCTTCCAATTGATAATCACGAAGCTTCACGGTCATCGCGCACCTCGCTTGCCGTTCCGCGCGTTAGCGCCGTCAACCCGCTGCTGGAAATCTTCGGGGCACAACCAACCAGTCGCGCCGCAGGGGTTGCAATAGACCGGATGCTCGCCGCCCGTGCCATCGCATTCCGAGCAGACCACCCACGGACGCAAGCGTTCCACCGACATTTCGGCTTGCTTGAGCGAACGGCTCAGCGACCAACCATCGAGATCGGCATGGCGCACCAGCGCGCCGTTGGTGATGTTTTTCGATGCGCGCGTGAGGGCCGCGCGATGCTGCCCTGATGCGTTCTTCGCGGCGACGATGGTCGCGACCGTCGCTTCGTATTGCCGCGTCAACAGCGTCCACTTGTAGATCAAGCATCCCGGCACCTCGCGCCCCTGATGGTCGCAGAGCACGGACGGCTTCTCGACCTTCGCGGGCTCAGCGGCGACGTCGTCCTCGAGCTCGGCGTCGTAGCCGTCGAAGCCGTCGTCGTCGGCCTCCTCGTCGGCCACCGGCTGAACAGGCGGAATCGGCTTCGCGGGCTGCTGCGCATCCTCGAAAGCCTTGTCTTTCCGAGCCTTTGCGACTGGCGAATGGCCCGTTGCGACGTGTCCTTTTTCAGTGAGCTTCTTACCGGAACCAGACTCAATCTTGGAAGTGGTAACGGTTTCCACTTCCAGATTTTCCATATTCTGAGCCTGCAATTCGCGGCGAATTGTCGCGGCGAATGGATGGGAGACGCCACAATGCGCAGCGATAGCTCGGTCACCTTTCCCCTTGGATTTTGGATGCCGTAGTGCTGCAATCACAGCCGCGCGCTTATCAGCGTTCGTTCGCGCAAGCCCGCGGTTAGCCGCGCACGCAAGCCATTGCGCGTCTTCGATCGTGCCCTCGCGGATATGCGCGTCGATAGTGCGCTGCCCTCGACGGATTGCGACGGCGTGACGGTGGAAGCCGTCGACCAGCCACAACGAGTTCCCGTCGTCCACGACGTGGATCGGCGGAAATGTCGCACCCGCCTCGGCCGCGTCAAAATACTCGTCCAGCGTGGCCTTGTCGTACAGCGCCTCGCGAATCTGCGTGCCGCCGTCAAGCCGGATGCGCGTGATGTCGACCGTGACAGCAGCCATCAGACACCTGCCTTTCGAGCGAGCAGGAAGGCGCGACGCAGCCACGCGGACGGCGTCAGGTGATCGGCGGCAGCGACCTCTTCAAGCACGACGCGCTCTTCAGGCGTCATCATCATCGAGAACCGCTCCGTGCGTG